GTGTGGTTCACCTTGAAACCAAGGCGGTCCAATTCAGCCGTTACGTCGGCCGAGACGTCTGTGGGGACGATAATATCGTCTCCAAAGACGCGGACCTCCCCTATCAGTTTCTTGATAGACGTGAAGGTTGCCCGCTGGTTGCGCTTATTAAGCGTAACACCGCAAGCAATCATCAGGAATACCAATGACTGTACGGGAAAGGTTAGCGCCGATCCCATCGTCGAGAATTTCCGTAACCGTGAAAAGTTCGGAGACTTTCGATCAATGTCCTGCCGGATCCATCGGGTTCTGACTGCATAAAAGCAATCAAGTAACGATGGGGAAGCCCTAAAGGCTCTCTCAACGACCCAGCAGGAAAGTCTATCAGACGCAGACGACAAATCAATTGTCGCGAGCGCCCCAGACTTGGAAGCTTCCAGAGCCAATTGACCATTCTTAGATTGATCATCAAAACTGATGAACTCCCTTATGAAGGTTGATTGGACTCGAGACACGAGAAAGTCCAAAACGGACTGCTGACACCATTGATGCGAAGTCGGTTCAGAGGCAATTAACCTCGGGGCCGAATAGCTCTTTGGGACAGCAATAAGTTTGGCAGGAGGCTCATGGTCTATTGCTAGGTCATGGGAATCCTGCTCGTGCGACACACAGCTAACCCAGTGCTCGTAACTGCTAAAAGCAGTACTAGCATAGGGAAACTGTGCCTCGAGCTTAGGTGACCAGTTAGGGAACGAGTACTTGTACTCACCCCCCCGCAGGTCAGCTACGGCTCCAGGTCCGTGTCGAGACTTCCATTCGGACGGGTTGAATCGCCCGATGGACGAGGTAAGGCAGTCGGCGACACCTTGAATGGTGTCGAGGACTGACTCGCCAAGGCCATTGGAAGTGAGGGGTCCACGGTTTGGTGCATTAACTGCAAATCCAAAGAGTGGGCCTGGCTCAGGGTCAATGTAATCTCCAAACTGAAGATTACGAGAACCACTAGAGTCAAAATCGCCAACATCCCATTGTAGGGAAGGTTGGACGATTTCCGCATCGGTCGTGAAGAACTCATTGACTTGTTTCCATGTCTTTGAGTCAGGACAGGTAATCCTAAAACGCTTAGCAGCAAAACAAAGCTGCCTAACGTCACGGATAGCCTGAACATCAGGATCCGATCTCAACTCTCCAAAATCGTCAAATACGCGTAGGAGTAGTCCTTTGAATAGTCTTGGGATTACCCTCTTTGACCGGTACCCACGAAGGTGAGGTAAACCAGACAAAGTTAGGCGTTCCTTTGATAGGCATTTATCAAGATGCTTACCAAAAGAGGGCAGGGTGTCAAAAAGAAAATTGACACCGTGCTCTTTGACGGCGATGAGCAAGCGCTTGTAATCGCGCTCACTATCGACACGGAGACTCGGACAACGCATCACGATGTCAGAAAACATCGCGCTGTATAGTCCAAGGAGATAACCTTCGTAGCTCTTAGAACTCATCATAGGACAACTCCTATTAGGGTTTCTACGAGCTCGGAGCTGCTTCTGACTACGCCATAGCACCGTGAGGTGCTGTAGGACCTGCCTGACCAGCTAGTGGGAGGGGATTAGCTTTCCCACCCAAGGAGCTTCGCAGCGATGCCACCAGCCTTTACCATGTAAAAGCTCATGGCTTCACTGACATCGATGATGTCAGCCGATACACCTGCAGGATCAGTTCTGATCGTGTAGATGCATTCGGTAAGCGAACCAAGAGGGATTAGTGAAGTAGGCTTCACTTGCCTAGAGAAAGTCACAGTGTGACGATCAAAGGGTTGTGTACCAGCCTTCACGTTGTCACGGCTATGCCGCACTTTCGCGCGGTAAGTCGTAGCACCTTCGTCCAAAAAGTATTCGGACGAATATCCATCCTGGTTGATCAAAGGCAGAACTTTGGCGGTTCCACCGGAACCGTCCATCGTGATAGTCAGAGTAGACCCAAGCATGGGTTATTTCCTTTCTAGGATGATTTTCTCAGATCAAAACGATCAGAGAGCCATTCGACTCAGCGCAAGAAACGCTGAACGAACAGCGATCCTAGGATACTCAGTCGACTCCCGCTTAAGAACGGGATGTGAGCATCTAGAGTAGCGGAACCAACGTATCTAGATTTAGATTCGATGGTCCGGGAGCCTCCACCACCAGTATACCCTGAGGTAATACTGATGACTTTGTAGAATTCCTGTGTCTGGGTGTGCGTCATAACATTCGCACTCTCAGAAGAGGCAGGAACAGTGTTAGAGTATTGCGATGCAAAACTCTTCACGTTCGTAAACCAGTTAATCAGCCAGGTCCATGGGATAAGATCCCAAGCACCTAACATTGTTGCTTCGGTAGTCATACCTAATGCAACCTGACGAGCTAGTTTAAGAATTTCTACATCGGACGGATGATGGCCGGGAGTAACGCTAGGTTTCCACCTGACGGTACCCCACCGATCGACATGCGTAATCGAATGAAGACGCGTGTTAATCTGCAGTTGAGACGCGCTCTCTACTAACTTGAGAGATTGCGTATCTGCTGTCCATTTTCCGAGATGGAGACGCCGCTTTAGCCCAGCTCCTGAGTAAAGCCGGTGAAGTTCATCTTTCCTTCGATTGATGTACTGACCGACGTTAAGCAGAGAGTGCACGTCATCGACGAGAGGAAGCCATCCGAACTGTATCCCAAGATGTTGATTAGCCGCCTCACGGGGGCTAAGGAACTTCTTAGGGGTTCGCATAAGCTTACTAACGTTTTTGAGCATGCCGGGCAAGTCCACTAGATCCTGCAGCAAGGTAAGAGGTACGATATCTGGACGAGAGGGATTACTTCTCGACAGAAGATCGGACATCGAACCACCAGCTGAAGGGGCACTAGTGGAATTATGACTAGGAGCATTGAGGCGATAAAACGACGGAAAATAGTTCGTCGCTACGCCCCGATTCCCACTTGGGAAGGATTGGCCATTAACGGCTTCCAGCCCAATGTGCCTAATGCGGTCTATCTGCAAAGCAGAATCGATCACAGGTTGGCCATGCGAGTCTGAACATACATCAGAATTGTAGTATGTCCAGGGCGCATTAAGGGTAGTACCGCTCACACCATTTACGGTCTGAAAGTACTGCCCATCAGGTGGGGGCACGAAGATACTTCGTGTTCTCGTCTGCCTAGTCACTAAGCCATACTCTAGTGGGTGCATTGATTTGCAAGCTGCTAAGCTCGGACCCCCGCAAATGCGGG